GGGACTCTATGTTACGCCACAAATCTCGTTCGATTTGTTTAACCGCTGATGCCTCTGGATCACTTTCTATCTTGGATAAAATTTTCTCAATTTGCTCTATCTCAAGATCAATCATATCATCCATCAACCTCTGGGCCTTCGATGCGATTTCCCAAAACTTAGGGTAATCAAACCTTGCATCGCTTGTCCACGGATTTTGAACGAATGAAGTCAAGTTCAAGAGCATAAGTCGACAGCTGTCATACGGCGACAGAATAATCTCACCGCAGGGATTTGTAGACACAGAAGAAAAACCCTCTTCCGAATAGACATCTGATGGAGTCATCTTTTCTGCTGTTGTCCAAAACAATACACCCGGCTCGGCGGAGTCATGGGCACCCTCGATAATTTCATCCCAAATTTCACCAGCAGCAGCCTGATGTGATATCGTGGGTTCGGGTGAATCAACGGGCCATCGTAACTCAACTTCAGCATTATTTTTGACTGCGTTCATAAATTCATCTGTTACCCTAACAGAGATATTCGCACCGGTTACTCTTGATAAGTCGCTCTTGATTTTTATAAAGTCACGAATTTGTGGGTGGTGGACTGATATCGTTAACATCAGTGCTCCACGTCTGCCGCCTTGGGCAACTTCTCGACATGAATTTGAAAACCTATCCATGAATACTTCAATACCGTCTGTTGTCCGAGCAGCGTTTGCAGTCTGCTGACCTTTGGGACGAATTGAGCTGATATCGAACCCAACACCGCCGCGGCGTTTCGCGATCTGAACTAGCTCTTGGTCTGTCAATAGAATGCCGCCGTAGCTGTCTTGAGGTGCGGGAATAACAAAGCAATTTGACAAGCTTTGAATTCTATGACTGTTACCGATGCCCGACATCGGAGATCCTTGCGGGATCACATACTTGAAATCCTTAAAAAGCTCGTATATCTCTGATTTAGACATTGGATTTTCATATTTCTTCTCTATTCTATGAAATTCGTTAGCTAGTCTGTGGTGCATTTCATCTGGATTCTTTTCCAGATAGGCTCCAGTATCGTCTGTTAACAAATACTTCGTCACCACAACATTCGCAGCTAATTCATCTCCATCAAAATACTTTGAAGAATCTTCTAAGGCTTGCTCGTATGTAAATGTCATATAATTTCTTCCCGACTGGTCGCTGCTAGATTCTGTTAATTTCTTTCCACTTCTTCCTTAAGGCGTCTTTTACCTCTTTTTCTTCTTCCTGGGTTGCCTCTGCAAGCGTAGAAATTTCTTCGTCTAACACTGTTATCTTAGAAAGAGAAGTGTCAATGTGAATAGGAAAAACAATCCCATCTTTACCTGCTCTATTTTTCGCAATAAAAAGTCGCCCGGAACCTGTAGCTTTTTCCATTGCTTTTCTAGACATGGAAACGACAAAATCTGCTACCATGGCTTTGCCGTATGCCTCTGACATGTTCTCAAGCCCAACGATATCAGAGTTTGCAGAATCACGGTTCGCTTGTGAAGCTGTCCAGACCGGTATCTTCATCTCCATCGCAAGATTTCTTAATTCTTCGTAGATTAATTTTAGCTCGTGTCGTAAAGAGTCATAAGATCTTGTAGAGCGCATAATGTCTGCGTAATCGATAATAATGACGGAAGGCTTAAAGTCTCTTAAGGCCAACTTTTCGATATGGTTTCTGAGGGTATTTACTGAAGCAGCTCCGGTCGGGTACTCTTTGATGATCAAACGACCAAGGTCTTCGCTGTCTTTATAAAAGGAAGTAACGTGTTCTTTTTCATCAATGACGTTACTTGCAGGTATTTCGCAAAGATTCGCATCGTACCTTAGACCAACAGCTTGTTCAGTCAATTCGAATGTGTAGTGTAAAACGTTTTTGCCGTTTCTCATTGCATTGGCACCCATTGCAACCAAATAATGCGATTTTCCAACGCCTGTGTTTGCAGTAATTACGCCAATTTCACCTCGGCCGAGGCCGCCATTTAAGACATCCTTCGCATCTAATTGCGGAATACCAGTTGGGCAAACGCAACGATTGATCTTCATGAACCGAGCTTCAATGTCTTCAAAAAAGTCATGACCGACTGTATTCGAAAGCCCGATAGATACTGCTCCCTTCATCAAAGACACAACTGACTCGAATTTATCTGTCGAAATCAATTCTACAGACTTCTCAAGTGCCTCTTTGAAGGCTTGTCTTTTACAAAAATCAAGAGACTTTTCTTTAACATACGCAAGATCATTTGGGTTAGGATTAGAACGCATTCTAACAAGATAGTTGACAATTTGGTCTCTTAAGATAACATCGTTATCTGCACCAAGTGAATCTTTGATAATACTAATCAACAAACCTTGTGTTGGGAAGCAACGATATTCTGTGAAATATGAAAAGTACTTTTCGCACAAGTACTGGAGATAACGCAGCTCAAAAAAGTCAGGTCGCATTACTTCAATCATTTGTGCAGCCCAGTCAGTATCTGACAAAAGACCCTGGAATATCTTTTCTTGGAAATTCTTGTTATATTGTCCGAATTGCCCGGGTGCGACGTCGTCGATTAGAGAAAGTTTTGCAACTGCTGCAGCTGTCATATTCTACTCACTTAGTTATTGTGTTTAACGCCTTGAGCGTCATGTAAAGTTTATCGTAATCAAAATTGCGAATGCCCAACCTGGCAAGGCACCTAATGAAGCCGAGCTTATCTTTTTTTGTTTCATGAAGCTCAAGAACATCATCTATCTTTTTTACTTGCGTTGCAGATAAATTTCCTGTTCCTAAATACATAAGCTTCCAGTTTCTCTTGATGAGTTCTTGGGACGACATTATTCCATCATAAAGCTTCAGTGACTTTTGTTCCTGAAGAACTCGACATTTTGTAAGTATATCGTCGACAGTGACGGGTTCAGGCGATGATAATTCTGAGAACCTCTTTGCCATACTCTTAAAGCCGGCACCAGGGGCACCTTTTAGACCGTCTGAACCGTCACCAATAAAGCATCTTGCTACACAAAAATTTTGCGGGTGAATACCGAATTTTTCTAACACTGTTACTGGACAATATTCTGTCTTGCTAGAAGGAGACCACTGTCGTACGCGATTAGATAACAATTGGTATAGGTCTTTGTCGGATGATACAATCACACATTTTTTGTCTTTGTAATTAACGTTAACTAGCTTTGCGATAACATCATCACCTTCACAGTCTGAAACATAGACCTGCTTAGTGGAAGTAAATCTCAGCAGCTTGACCAATTTTGTAAGCTGTTCATTTCGATTTGATACAGTGTCAGGAATATCTTCAGAATAAAACCTGTTTAAGCGCTCGGGTCGACGAGAGTCTTTATAGCTCGGGTCGATTTGTCTTCTTCTCGGAGAGCCGCCACCCTCCCACGCAACAACAACATCGTCAGGATTATAACGCTCCATTAACAGCTGCATTCCTTTTAAGAACCCAACAATACCCCCGACTGGCTCTCCATTATCGCTTAGCGATGGATTAGCAGCAAAATGACGAAAAAAGCAATTCAAGCCGTCAATTATGAGGATTGGACGATCACCCATCTAAGTCTGGCAGGTCTTCAAGATTGATTTCCATTGCAACAGCCCTGACTTCTTCGTAGGCCTCGGTGTCAAGATTCGCTTCACTTTCATCTGTCATTTTTCTGGTCATACAAGTGTCAAGTAACGAATCGACATAAGGTTTAAATTCTTGGTCATTCCAAACATCTTTAAAATCATTCTTATAAAACTTCTTTTCTACTATCACTTCGCCCGTTTTAGCGTCAACAACATTTAGAGTTTTCCATGCACTCGTCCCCTTGATACTGACTTCTTTTCCGTCAATTATCTCGGGACCGTGTTTTCTTAGCTCATCGAACACTTGTTCATGCTCAACAATACCCTTCCCAAAATGTATCTCAAAATTACACTCACGGAATGGTGGAGCTACTTTGTTCTTGATAGTTTTTGCACGAACGTGGATACCAATGACTTCTTTGTTTTTATTGGTGATCTGTTGTCCTGCTCCCAACTTGATTCGTACAGATGAATGAAAAGGGATTGCCTTACCCCCGGGTGTAGTAGTAGGATCGCCATACATAACTCCAATCTTGGTGCGAATTTGGTTGAGACAGATAAACAGGACATTTTGATTTGCAATGACCCCCGTTATTTTACGCATACCTTTAGAGATTGCACGAGCTTGTAAACCAATTGAATTTTGTTCGTACGTTCCGTCTAATTCAGCTTTTGGAGATGAAGCAGCTACCGAGTCCCAAATAATCGTTACAGGGACGTCCTTATCCATAGCCTTTGCTTTCAATATAGTCGATTCCGCAATAGACAGAACCTCCTCTGTGCAGTGCGTATCGACGTATACGAAGCGCTTAGTAATGTCAACTCCTAACAACCCCAAATTTTCAACAGAAGTTGCATTTTCAGTATCAATATAAACACAGATCCCACCAAGCTGCTGGCAAGATCTCGCTATCTGAATTGCGATATGAGATTTTCCGATTGAGGGCGGACCAAAAATCTCTATAATTCTTCCCTCAGGAAGGCCGCCATTGCTTCTATTCGCAATAATATAATCTAACTGTTTTGAACCAGTACTGATCCATCTATTTACATGAGTGGGCGATTCGTCAGTCGAAAGGTTGTACGCGACCCGTGAACCATGTTCTTTGTTAAGCGACTTAATGAGATCGCTAGTAAAATCATCTTGACCATTTTTCTTTTTTGCCATTATTAAACCTCGTGTTAGATTATAGACTGAAATAGAGCACTGTTCAAAACAAAAGGGGCGAAATCGCCCCTTTTGAGATAAAACAAGAATTTAAACCCTCTATTCGTCTTCAAGATCCGCAAATGCGTCATCAAGACTCTTGAACTTTGAGTCTAGACTGTCTGAGCTCGTATTTGAGCTCGGAGCAGTCCCATTAAATCCTCGTTCAGTGCCAGATGAAGGTGAGTCGCCATCCCCTGTATCGTCGTTGAGCCAATCGTTAACGATTTTAGATAGTGCGTCGTAAGACTTGGCTTCATACATATCATCGACATTGGGAATGCTGTCAATCCATTCCTTCGACTGAGGCTTTGAGGTGGAAAGCTCAGATTGCTTACCACGGGGTCGAACTTCTGTGGTTGCCCACATTCGTCCAGGTTGTTTTGTGCACATTACTTTTACGTCACGACCATCAGAAGCATCAGTGATATCACCGTAATCTTCGTCAAGCATGATATTAAGTAGTGATTGATAAACCGTCTTTCCAAAAGCCCACACACGGACTCCGCGTTCTTCTTCACCACGAACCACCACTGGGGCGTAATAACGAGCCTTAGGATAAAGCTTCTTTGCAAGCTCATAAGATTCCTTAGTACCTTCATCACGCAACTTAGTGATTAGCTCTTG